CCGTGCTGGCGATCCAGAACCTCGTGCTCCCTCAGGGCGTGTTCGCCCGGCTCGCCGGCTCCGCGGACAAACCAGCGGACTTCCTGGTCGACCGCATCGTCTCCGGCCCGATCCCAGCTATCCAAGGCATGACCTACGTGGAGCGTGACGGCCGGTTCGTCCTGGTCGACGGACACCCGTCGTGGGAGGGCCAGAGCATCAGCGCTTGCCAGGACCAGATCGACACCTTCGGCATCTCATCGTTCCTCAGCGAGTCGCAGCACATGGTGGAAGCGAGGCCAGGCGGGATGTACGACCACATCGTGTGGAAGCGGATAGCGGAGTCCGAACTTCCCGAGTTGGTGCGAGTGGCAGTGTGGGTCGACCCCGCAGTGTCGGACACGGACCAGTCCGACTCCATGGGTATCCAAGCCGACGGCATCGGAGTCGACGACGTGATCTACCGCCTGCGTTCCTGGGAGCAGCGTTCATCCCCACTGGTGGCGCTGTGCAAGGCGATTCGGTGGGCGCTCGAGCTGGGAGCCGATCACGTCGGGGTGGAGACAGACCAGGGCGGGGACACGTGGCGGTCGGTCTACCGCGAGGCGTGCGAGGTGGTCAGGCAGGAGGACGGATACGACGGCTCCATGCCCCTATTCCGCTGGGAGAAGGCCGGCGCGGGGTACGGTTCCAAGACCCACCGTTCCCAACAGATGCTCGCCGACTACGAACGACCAGGGAGGATCGTCCATGTGGAGGGGTACCATTTGGTCCTTGAGCGGTCCCTTGAGCGGTTCCCGAGGACGAAGCCCCATGACCTTGCCGACGCCGCTTTCTGGTCCTGGCGCGAACTCCGCCCAGCCGGCGGCATGACGACCCTGACCACCGGCCACCTCCGCGGCCAGCGCATCCCCACTGGTGTCGGCGCGACAAGGCGCAACGGGTCTACCCTCACCAGCATGAACGGGAACGGGATGCGACGATGAGCCCCGAGTTTCGACGCGCCGGTCCGATGGCCGCCATTGGAGGGCCGGGCGCTCTTGATGTCGTCGTAGAGCCTCACCCCTTCCTCATTGCCGGCTGGCGCTGGTGGATCTGTCGCCGCTGCTATGCCCCTCGTTCGCTGCACCCCCGGTCAGGATGGGTGGTCGCTCGGCCGTTGGGCGACTCAACCTACTTTGCAGCCAGCGCACCTCACTTCCACGAGGGCTGGTAGTGACCGCCTTCGACGCGCTCGTCGGCCAGCGCCCGGTGAACGTCCTGACGAAGACCACCTGGCGTGACCGCACAGAGTTGGCCCGCGTCGTCGTCGCGGGAGACAAGGCCCAGGTGTGGGCCGCGGACGGTAGGCAGGTCGTGCTGCGCCAGGAGGCCACGGTGAAGGCGTACTCGCTGGATGGCCGGGCCACAGTCATCGAGACGACGGACGGCGAGACGTGGCGGCTCGTGCCTGCTGGATGCGGCTGTGGATCGCCGCTTCGTGCGTTCCGGCCACCGACGTGAAGCCCTGCGTGCCCGTCGCCTGCCCTGAGCCGGTTACGGAGTACGAGTGCGTCCTGTTCATCGACGACACCCCTGTGGCGTGGCGACGGTCTAGGGACCCTGGCTCTGCGTGGACGGACTACGCCGATGTGTTGGAACGCCTCGGTGATCGGGGCCGTGTTGGAATGTGGGACGGGCCGTTCCCGCTGACCGGCGATCTGTTGGAACGCAGCCTCGCCTTGCACGACGACGTGTTGATGCCGATCCTCAAGACAACGAACCCCGGCTGGTTCGAGTGACCCTTCCTCTCCTCCTGCTCATCGAACTGCTCTGTGCCTACAGGCTGACGCGCCTGGTCACAACCGACACCTTCCCTCCCGTGGAGAAGTTGCGCGACCGCATCGTCACCGCCAACACGATGACTCGCCAGACGACCACCGGGACCATCATCGACCCCGGCCCCTGGGCCGAACTGGTGCAATGCCCGTGGTGCTCATCGGTCTACATCGCCTTTGGCATCGCCGCTGGGCACTGGTGCGCCTTCGGTCTGCCGTCCCCTGGGTTCGTGTTCCCCGCTCTAGCGCTGGCGCTGTCGGCTGCTGTCGGCATGCTGAGCCAGGTCGTGGACGAGTGACGCTTCACAGCTTCACGCTTGTGACCGGCCGCAGCCTCGAACGTGGGGCGATGACCCCGTGGGCGGCCTCCGTCTGCGACTGCGGGTGGGTCGGTCCTAGGCGCACCGAAGAGGAGCAGGCCGACACCTACCGGGCGATGCTGGACTACTCCGACCACGTGAGCCCGTGACCGCAGTCATCCCCGCCCGCACCAACGGGAACGGAGTCACCGCCGCCGCGGTCCGTCTGCCCACCGACGCCATGGCCCCCGAGGTCATGCGCAAGCAGCGCAAGCTCCGGGCCAAGACGTGGCAGGAGGAGGCGTGGCTCTGCGCCGGCGCCGTCGGCCAGATCAAGCAGGGCTACCGCCAGCTCGCGGACGCCGCCAGCAAGGTCCGGCTCTACATCGGCTACCGGCCCGAACGAGATGGGCCGGTCGAACCTGCTGACGGACTACCTGGCTTCAACGAGGCCACCGACCTACTGACGCGCCTGGATGAGAACTCGTCGCACGGCCTGCCCGGGATCGTCCGCAAGCTGGTCCTGAGCTACGAGATCCCAGGCGAGGCGTACCTGACCGGCGAGGGATGGCGGGAGCCGTCCGACGACCTGGGGCTAGGGCCGATGGCCGACCCGGGCGAGGAGCGGTGGGAGGTCCGCTCCGTCTCCGAACTGTCGTCCAAGGAGGAGATGAACTCCGAGGGCGTCCTGATGGTCTATTACGTCAAGGACGGCCAGGAGTCTCAACCTCGCCGTCTGGTTGACCCTTACGTCTCGCGCCTGTGGCAGCCCGACCCGCAGTGGTCCAACGAGCCAGACTCGCCGATGCGCGCCGTGTTGGAGGACTGCGACGAACTGCTGATCCTCAAGCGGGGCGTTCGGGCCATCGGGCGGAGCCGCATCCCCGCCGGGTTCTGGTTCCTACCCAACAACATCAACCTGATCTCACCGTCGCCCGGCCAGGAACAGGGGGACACCGGCCCCGAGGCCACGGCAGAGCGGATCATGCAGGTGCTCATGGCTCCGCTCTCCGACGAGGGCGACCCGGCCGCGTTGGTGCCCGGCATGGCGTTCGTCGACCCTGATGTGTTGGACAAGATCAAGGAGCCGATCAACTTCCAACGCCTGCTGGCGAAGGAGATGTTGGAGGAGCGGGACAAGCTCATCCGGCGCATCCTCCAGTCGCTGAACTTCCCGGTGGAGACGGTCGCTGGAATGGCCGAGGTCAACCACTGGACCGGCTACCTGATCGACGAGAGCCTGTTCCGCATCCACATCGAGCCTGACGTGCAGCTCGCTTGCCACGGCCTGACGACGGGGTTCATGCGCCCACTCCTCGAGGAGTACGACGTCGACCCGTCGGCAGCCAAGCAACTGATGATCTGGTACGACCCCGCCGACCTCATCGCCCGGCCGAACAACGTGGAGGACACGTTCAAGGCCGCAGCCATGGGAGCTGTCGGTCTGGCGAAGGTGCGAGAGGTCATCGGGGCCAACGACGACGACATTCCCACCCCCGAAGACCTGGAGATCGTCCGCAGCCTCAGAGGAGGGCGTGCGGCAGACGGCGGCCAGACTCCGGTGGACGTGCCCGGCGACGGCACGCAGCCAGAACCCGAGCCGGTCACCGCCGCTGCCCGCTCCCGCCGCAAGCCGCTGGGCCAACGCCTCCTCGCCATCGACCGCGACCTCCGCTCCAGACTGGAGGCCGCCGCCACGCTGGCGATGGGCCGTGCGTTGGAGAAGGCCGGGGCTCGCGTCCGCAGCCGCGCCGAGGGCGACAACGCAGCCAAATCGGCCATCGCAGCCAGCGCCAACCGCCACGTCCCGAGCACCCTGGGCCCGGCCATCGTCGTCGCTCTGGGGATGGACGACGGGACGCTGTTGGAAGGCGCGTTCGACGACCTGGCCGAGCAGTACGAACGATGGACGGGCCAGGCGCAGGCGAAGTCCCTCAACCTCGCAGAGGACGAGTTGGACCTGGACGACGCCGAGACCGTCTACGTCGCCGGCCGCCAGAACGAAGACCGCTCCGCCTCGTGGGCGTGGTTCGCCGCCGCGCTGGTGTCGCTGGCCTCATCGCGTCTCTACGACCCGAACCCCTCAGCTCCGGCTCCCGGCGAGCACGACCCATCGCTGTCCGTCCCCACCGGCGTCATCCGTGAAGCCATGGCCCGCGCCGGCGGGGCAGCCGGGCCGCTCATCGGGGATCGGCCAGCGGGAGGCGTGGCAACAGGGCTGACCCTGCTCGACCTGTTCGCCCAGCACGGCCGCGTCACCGAGGGATGGGAGTGGGTGTGGGGCGGTTCGTCCGTCCCGTTCGAGGGCCATGAACTGCTCGACGGGGTGGCGTTCGAGACGTGGGACGACCCGGTGTTGACCGTGCTGCCCGGTGACGAGTGGGTCGGCCCGTTGTACCGAATTGGCGATCATCTTGGGTGTTCGTGCGACTTCGTGCCCCTGATGGCCGAGTCCGAGATGGCCGAAGCGGCATGATGGTTACGATCGAGGAGGCGCAATGACCGCAACGATGGCAGCGACCGACGAAGCCGCACCGGCCACCACCCGCGCCGTGCGCGGCGTGCTCGTGGTGGAGGGCGTCCAGACCGGAGACGGCCGGCTGATCGTGGACGGCGCGGTGACGTGGTCGGAGTTGCCCCTTCCGCTGGCGTGGTTGCGCGAGGAGCAGCACGGCGACCTGATGACGGGCGCGCCGCAGATCGGCACGATCGACACGATCACCCGCGGCCCCAATGGGGTCATCGAGTGGACGGGCACGATCGACGCCGCCAATGCGGACGGGGCCGAGGTCATCCGGCGCATGGACGGCGGCACCGGACCGCTTGGGGCGCGGTTCGGCATCTCCATCGACCCCGACGACTGGGCCATGGAGCTGGTCGTGACGGACCCGGACGCCATGGAGGACGGAGCGATCCTGCTCGCCTCCGGCGCGGGTCCGCTGCCCGAGTGCGGCGTGCCGTGCGGTCTCCTGGCCGCGGCCGGCGATGGCGAGGTTCCCGAGGGCGAGGTCATCTTCGAGAACGCCATGGACGCCATGCTGAGTCGCTTCACCCGCCTGCGCATCCGCGGCGCTACCGCTTGCGCCGTCGCCGCCTTCGCCGAGGCGTACATGGAGCTGGCCGACGCCGAGCCCGCAGCCGACGAAGCGCCCGCCGAGGAGTTGCCTGTGGCAGCCGCCGGCGCGCCCGCGTTCGTCCGCGACCGCTCGTGGTTCGCTGCCGACTTCCGCCCGGCCGAGGTCGTGCCCGTCGCCATCGAGGGCCGCCACATCTGGGGCTACACCGCCCTGCGCGACACCTGCCACATCGGCCGCGCCCCCTGCGTCACCCCGCCCATGAGCGCCAGCGGCTACCGGTTCTTCCACACCGGCTCGCTGAACGTCAACGGCGCATCGGTCCCCGTCGGCCGCATCACCATGGGCACCGGTCACGCCTCGCTCGACGCCGGCCACACCGCCGCGGTGGCGCACTACGACGACACCGGCTGGACCGTCGCCAACGTCATCTGCGGCGAGGACGCCAACGGCATCTGGTACTCGGGGTCGCTCTGCCCCACGACAACCGACGAACAGGCGGAAGCCCTGCTGGCCTGCGGCGGCGTGTCGGGCGACTGGCGACCCATCGCCGGGTCGCTGGAGCTGGTCGCGCTCCTGGCCGTCAACGTCCCCGGCTTCCCCGTCCCCCGCCCGGCCGTGACCGCGGCGGCCATGCCCGCACGCGCTCAGGCTGAGGTCCGAATGGTGGGCGACCAGATCGGGGCTCTCGTCGGGGCTGGTGTCGCGGCGTTGGCGCGGGACCACCGGTCTGGCGGGGTCGCTCGTCCGCTCACCGCTCGGATTCCTGCCGACCTGCTGCGTCGGGTGGAGATGTGCGAGCGCCAGTTCCACGCCATTGTCGACGCCGATACCGACAACATGCTCGACGCGACAGCGAGCGGGCTGTTTGTGCCAGGGGCCGAAGTGTCGACGTACACACCGACCCTTTCGGGTGGAAGCACCATCGGCAACGGGACGATAGAGGGCGCCTACACCAGGATCGGCAACACCGGAGTAGTCGCTATCACCCTGACCCATGGCACAACGACGAACCTCAGCGCAGGCATGACGCTCTCGCTCCCCTCTGGTTGGACGGCGTCGTCCGCGCATACCCCGATGTCGTTCTTCCTCATCGGCTTCACTGGCACGACAGAGGGGGTGCTCCTGCTGATCGGTGAGATCCCCGCGGGCGGCACAACAGTCTCCGTCCAATCGCAGGATGGCGCTGATCCGAACTTCTTCGGTCCCACCGAGACGTATCCCACCGTGCCGAACAACCCCCAGTTCTACCAACTGTCCGGCGCGGTCCTTCTCGCCTGACAGACAGTCCCCCACACCCTCTGCGTGTGTGCTCTACACTTCCGATTGAGCAGGGCCGGGCATAGCCCCACCCCTGCGGGCATGGCTGCATAGCCGCCACGTCCCGTTGCTCCACCGACCTAACAGGATTCGATGGAGGACGAGGAACCGTGGACGAGGAACTGACCGCCCTACTGGAGCAACTGGCAGCAGAGGGCGCGGTCGCCGCACTCTCCGACGAAGACCTGAGCGGCCACATCGAAGACCTCGTGGCCGCGGTCGACACGATCGACGTGGCGAACCTCTCAGCGGAAGAGCTGGAGACGCTCGACCGCATCGCCACCACCGTCGAGTCGTTGCGTGCCGAGTCGACGCAGCGCAGCGAAGCAGCGGCCACCCGCGCCGCCGAGGCCGCCGAGCGCCTGGCTCGCATCCGCGGCACCGAGGCGGAGGCCGAGACCACCGAGGGCGAGCAGGCGGAGGCGGAAGGCGAAGTGGTCGCAGAGGCCGAGGCGGCTACGGAGGCGGCCGCATCCCAGCCGGTCGCCGCCGCGGCCGCCCGGCCTGCGAACCGGCCGAGCGTGGCCCGTCTGGCGAGCCGTCGCCCGGCGCAGCACGCTCCCCGCCCGTCATCCCCGAACGGCGACCGCATCGGCCTCCGGTCCGTCGTGGCCGCGGCAGGAGCGCCGAACCACTCGTCAGGCCAGACGCTCACCATGGAGCAGCTCGCTTCGGCGATCGTGGACGCGGCCATGGGGATGCGGCGGAACTTCGGCCCCAGCGGTTCGTACAAGCCGGTCCACGTGGCGTCGTTCAACCTCGGGTTCCCCGAGTCCCGCCGCCTCATGGACAGCGACGCCGAGCTGAACCGCCAGCGCCTCGACGCCGTGATGTCGCACGAGGCCATCCGGCGCAACGCCGTGGCCAACGGGCTGACCGCGGCCGGCGGGTTTTGCGCCCCGCTCGAGGTCGACTACTCCGTCCCCACGATCGTCTCCGACGCCCGCCCGCTGCGCGACTCTGGAGCTACCCCAGTCTTCCAGGGGGGCGGGCGTCGGGGCGGCATCCGCTTCATGACCTCCCCGTCGCTGGGCGACTACACCGGCGGCGTGAGCGCCTGGACCGACGTCACCGACGCCACCCCGGGCGAAACCGTCAAGCCCTGTGT